CCGCTTGAGACGCTTAGCTGTCCATTCTGCTGAACACTTGAGGTCTTTGGCACATTCCACTGTTCCTGGATGATACTTTTGGTGGATCTGGAAGGCTCCGTAGCTATTTCCACTGTCACCGACTCTATCTGAATTGCAGTTGCTCTCTTTGACACAAATTCCGTACAGCACCTTCCAATCAATCCCTTCCTTCTCGGCTACTTTCTTGATGACCTCCACCTGGGGGGCGACGGGTGAAAACGCACCCCCCGTGGTTTTGGTTTTAACCGTTACCGACTCTCCGCTTTCACTGGGACTCTTGGTGTCTGCTACCGGCGAGGTAACTGACGAGTCGTTCGTGGGTTGTGCGAGAGACTCAGCGATAGGTTCATTGGTGAATGTCCAGCGATCGGGATTCCATTGCTTATCGTAAGCTGACGTGGCTACTACTGCTATCACTACGGCGATAAACGCTAACTTAAACTTCGGGTTGGTTTTCTTCTGGTAACGGCTCCACTTTTTCGATACACAGGCTTTACAGTGACAAGTGATAAGCCGCTTCTGGATGATTTTTGTTTTGAGTTTGATGGTTGACCACATAATTGTGGCCCAGCTCACCCCTGAGCTATTTACTTTTTACAGTGACAGATGTACTTCATGCCGTTTACGTATACTACTTTGACTCCCAGCACGGCTTCCTCTGACATTTCACTGACTGACACTTGACCTCGTTCTTCTCGCCACTCTCTATCTTTCGTTGCTCCGTACAAATCGTTTGGGATTTCTTCTTGAAGCCTTCTAATAGCTACCTTCACTGCTATCTGTTTCTCTGGCTCTACTCCCGTAAGCTCTTCTACGATTTGAGGGATGAATTTGCGGTGTTTCTTTTCTGGATGAGCTTCGAGGTATTTTTGTATTTGGTCCCTTGTCATACTCTATTTTTCTGGCGGATAGTTTTTGTCATCGAAAGGGTCGCCGTGAGCACTATCCGTTTGATTATCCCCTTGAAGTTCAGTGGCACGTTTCTTCTCTTCGTACCGATTGGTGAGATACCAACCCATGTATTTTATTTGCTCTTCAGAGAATCCACGGATTGAGGACTCTATGTAGTTGTTGAGCTGATTGTTGTCCCAGTTACTTACTTCCATACCACTTGGCTTTAAGTTGTGCTTGCTTAATGTGGAGCTGTAGTAACTCTTCTTTTACCCTGAGATGGGCGAGGAAGATACGAAGCTCTGCGACTGTCCCTGCAAATACAATGTTCATACGTTTCTTTAGAGTGGCGGAGGAAGGAATAAGAAACTCCCTCAGCCGCCACTCCACTTATTCTCCTGATTACAGGCTCAGGTTTAGCCTTTACCGATTCCCTCACGACACTGTTCAACGACCATAGAGAATCATTTCAGGTAAACACGGGATCTCCCGTGCCTATTATTCCCCATCCACTGCGTCCAGTGGGTTTCCCTATGCCCGAAAAACAGTGTTGTGAAGGAACCGGCCTTAACGCTACTCGCTTGCACGGCACTTATTTATGACCGTAGGTTTCACGTTTGTAGCTCTATTATATATCAGGTAAAATTTCTTGTCAAGGGGCTGAACGAAATAGTCAAAAAAGGCTCTATTTCAAGCCTTCTTTTTTTTCTTGATCTGCACTAATCTTGCAAGCGAAATTCCAAATTCTTTTTTCGCTTCACGAAATGTGTGCGTTTTCAAAAACTCTACAACCGCCTCGTTTCGTTCCTTGAGTTCTTGGCTTTTTCCTTTTTCCCATTTCATACTTTCTGATACTTTTTGATATAGTCCGGCCTCTACCTTCACCCTAGAGTAAGAGTGGTGGCACTTATGAAAGCTATGTACGCAAACGATTTCGACAATTACAGACCGCTCTATGCTTTCAGTCACCCTTGGGACCTACTGACGGGCTTAGGTGTGACCGTGAGGGACAGGCCGGAGTCATCCTCACGGATTTTATAAGCCAACCAGAGCATAGTTAACGTCTACCTACCGAAGCAACCCTGTGTCGTATCTAAAAAGATAATTTTGTGTGGCAGAGTTTTTGGTGTAGTGGAGTCCCTGAAAACCACGTGATTGCGATTGTATTTCTATTGTACAGGGGGATAATAAATAAAGCAAGCCCCCAAAATCTAGGGGCCTGCAAGGGTTGTAACTTGGTAGACGTTACGCTATTACACTAGCATACGCTCGCTATAATGTAAAGACTTGTCAAATCATCTTCTTCTTTTGCATGAAGTTCACCCCGAAATAGAGAGAGATGATTCCAGCCGTTACCATCAGCCATTGGTCGATTGGGAGCAGCCCGATAGCGGTGAAGATACTGGCGATAGTCTCAACGTACATGGCGAGTATCCACTTCCTACCACCAAAACGCCATAGGCCGTCTTTTTCTTCTTGAGGCTGGTCTAACCTCACTTCCCCGAGATACACGTCGCCTTGGGGCAAATTTTGCGTTACAGAGGCTTTGGCTGAGTCCATACTATTGAGTATAAGTTCCAGTTATTCCGTTTGATGTTCCTGTCATCGTGTCGTTTAGGTTTATTCCCGAAATGGTTATGGTATTCGTTCCTTGATGGCATGGGCAGCATGGGACAGTTCCCCACCAAGCATACGGACCTTTGTGACATGGGCAGGAGCAACATAACGGAGGAACATAAACTGGTTTACAGCAACAGTGATGATGACAACACATATAGTTATGCCTTAGTGATTACTGCCCCACCTACGACACCGCCGTAAATTGACTTCCTATTGTGCCATGGGTCATGTACTAAATACTTTCCGAAGCCTAAATCTTTAAGGGCGAACACCCAATGTGCTCCCCCATCGACATTGAGAGAAACAGTTGTATTATGGTCATTGAGTCCAGCAGTGATAATGTCTTTTCTGAACCCGTAAAATCTTTGCTTGAGTCTGAGCCCAACCTTTGGGAGACTAGCCCAAATGATCAAAGCATCAGGAGTATAGTCAAGTGTTCTGGCTAGCACGTCAGGAGTCTTCTCTATCTTAAACCAGCTAGTGGCATCGGAAAGAGTGCAGGTGGTACACCCGACTTGTCCAATCGTTCGGTTTGTTTTACCGAGTTTTACATTCGCCCACTTAGGGTCACGCTGTCCGTAATACATATTATTTCTTTAGCCGATTAAGCTCTTTCCTCAAACGATTGATTTCCCGAACCAAGTCAACGGTGTTGTAGTGTTTGCTCTCGTCAAGCATTTCGAGTGGTTCTTCCAATGCCCATTCTTCATAAGTTATCTCTATGTTTGGATTGGTAGTGTTCATAGGACTTTCTCTTCACAGGATGAGATTTTACAATATTTAGCTTTGTCCAGTCCGAGGTGGTGATTGCACCAAATTACTTCTCCTTTTGCATTGCGCTTTTCTTCTCCACACTCGAGGCACTTTCCCCTACTAATTCTTCTACACTTACATGGTTTATCTTTTGGCATATTGGTGGCTATATTCTCTTGGGGTATCGAAGAGGGGTTTTACATTGGATACAGCGAGGTGACATAGCCATAAAATACATATCCCCCAAAACAGACAGCCACACCAAGCAAGGCAAGCACTATATTTGCTTCTAAAGAATCGTTCATATCTTGTTTTTATACTCGTTTGTTAATGGTTATTGTCTCTCGGCCTAAGCCTAGCCATGACGGAAAGAGAGAAATAGGGTGTGCTCCCCAGAGCCGGACTTGGTGACTCACCCTCTATGAGACTGTACACAGCGGTCTCATATCTGCCCTAGTGCAACGTACACAGCGTATTCCTAGGGGCCATACTGCTTTTTATTCCCTCTCGATATGTAAAGGTTTACACAAAGTTTACTCATTCTTTACACATTGAGAGAGAATCCACGTAGCGACGGCTGATTGCAATTTCCGTTATTTTAGTACAATAGCGCTTCGGTGGTAAAGGGAGCGGTTGCTGCACATACTAGGCCGCTGCCCAATTCTGTCTCGAGAGTTTCCCCTCTCCCCCGCCCGAAGGCGAGAGATTCCTCATTAGTCACCCAACGTAAATAAGTGATTAATGCCCCGTATTAGAACGGGAGAGAGAGGCATCAGAAGGAGCGTTGCCCCCCCTGATGCGTCAGTGCGCACACGTTCCAAGGATGAAATCGTACAGGTATGGGACGTTGTTGACTCCCTTCTCCCAGTTCCTGACGTCTTCATCGAGGAGTCCTTGTGGTATGGGCTTCTCGTAACGCTTCCAGTAGGCTGCTTCGAGGAGTTCCCGTACGGTGAGGCGGTTGTGCCTGAGGTGGTTTTCCACCGCCATACGGAGGATGCTCACGTCACACCTCCTGACCGCCACCGCCCGTGATGAGCATGGCGTAGAACGGCTTCCACGTGTCGTCGGCCATCTCGATTTCGATTCTGACCACGAACACGGTCTGTCGGTCCACCTTGACGGTAGAGACGATGTGCTTCATCACGAAGCCGACCGGCTGCGTATCACACGTTTGGCTCTCACGAACCATACGTGTCGCCACGCCAATGCCCCTCTCCTTGTGCGCTTGCACCACGCTTTGAGCTTCTTCTGCCGTGGTGCAGAAGGAAATGACGGCTTCAAGTTGTCGTCCCAGGGGGAGTTCCTGGGCGAAGGTCGAGAGCGAGCTGGCCAGGAGGGCCAGGGCGATTGAGAACTTGACCATGGTGAATCTCCTTGAAGTTGGAATTCCGCCACTTTTCCCAGCAGTCCCGTGTGTCGAAGACTTTGCCTTCAACCTCTCGGGCATAGGGCCAAGGGCAGGGCTTTCCACAGGTGGTACAAAACACTGATTACTCCTTTAAGGTACTGGCGGAGCGGCCAGACGAATCCGGCTTTACCCCGAAGGCGCTCCCATCTATCCCTAGGTGGGGACAGTGGGGAACGTCTTAGGAGCGTAGCCAGTGGATGAGCGTTTGCCTCCCCCATCCAAGGATGATAGCTATAGCTGCTCCAGTAGCTGCTACAGTGAGGATTACACCGCTTCCACTTTTAAACATCTCCCGTATCTGAGCCCAGACTTCTTCCCTCCTAATATCTCCTGTTACTTTTGGATAGATGAGGTCGAGCTTTGGTTTCATTTCATCAATCTTTTTCTCAAGCCCGTCTATCTTCTTGTCTATCCGGCTGAGGATTGGAGACAAAGAATCAGGCGTAGATTGTCTAGCCAGGGAGATCGCATGGTCGAGTTTATCCTCAAGCTTTTTGAAGTCTAACTGCGTCATACACTCAAAACATGGATGATATAGAGAAGGGAAGCACCAGCTACAAACCCCATAAAGAACACTTCGAGATTATCTGAGAGACGGATGCGCTTGTCTTCAGCCTTTCGCCATTTGAAAAGATTAGAGAGCTTCTTAGCGTCCCCCTCAGTCACTTCCTTCTTGGCACTGAACACTTTGGCTGCTTTTTGAGGCGACAGCTTGCCTTTTTTGCTTTGCATAGTTATTTGGTTACTTATTTATGTTCCCATTCCCATCAGCATGAGGGTTGGGGTAGGGCTTCCACCACCGCCTCCACCACCAGCTGGCCTTACTGCGATAGTAGCGGCTGACCACCAACGGTTACTCCCACTGACTGTGAACGCTCCTGGGTTTACCGTGTCAGAGCTATCAGTGTCATAACAATGCGATAGACAACAAGCAGAACCTCCACTAGAAGCCCCATTTGTTACGAGTGGTGTGAAACCGAGCGAACCGGCAGACCAGGCAGCGGTTGATGATGCGCTATGCCCTGCCACTGCAATCCAGAGAGTATTTTCACCTGACCAACCAGAGATTGATTTACTTGGTGGGTCAGCAGCACTTGAATCGCCAGAAGTCGTCCCTACTTCTGAAGCAGTTGAAGCATGGGCTCCTGAGATGCGTATCACTTGCCAAGCCGCCGTTGTTCCAGTACCAGTAATCCAGGTGGCTGTTCCACCATCTTCAGTACCGTCAGCTATCTTTTCACAGATAAGCATTTCACCAACTGAACCACCACCAGCTTGCTCAGCGAGGTTAGTCCAACCAGTAGGGATAGTGCTCCACGTTCCAGCGTTTCGGTAATGAGCGATAGCAATCAGTCTGTCTCCAGCGTTGACTGTCGGAGGCATGTTCACGACATGCGAAGTCAGGGAAGAGGTGATGTCGGTATCGGTAACAGACTCTACTACAGGGAAACCAGATGCAATATAGGTGGCGTAGATGGAGACTTTTCTTGCCGCTCCAGTTCCGCCACCTGGATAGGTTGAAGCTGGTGAAGCGTATGAATCGGCTACTGAATATCGTTGGTTTGTTGAACCGACATCGTAGTAATATACGTCACCATTGGTTGCGTTATCGTCTATAAATCCAAGCCAGTAGTTGGCAGCAACTACTTCAAAAGTTGTACCTAATGTTTTTGTAGTCCAATTAGGGCTAAGATATGCAACTTCTGCGTATGCAGAGGATAGTGCAAGTTTTGAGTTTGGGTATCCGGCTCCTGTGTCGTCATACGCTAGAAGTTTTACGTTGACTGGCGATGAACCATTCTGCATACCGTATTTGCTTAATGCAGTGACGGTACCTGCCTCTGGTGATGGGTAGGTTGTAGCATTAGTTATGTTTGCAGCAGTGGCCGCAGTGGTTCCTCCAACACTTGTATACCCAAACGTCAACCCAGCAGCGTGTTTTACTGGGTAGACTGCTGTGTCAAGAAACTCTTGTGGAATAGTGACTGAGAGGATACCATTTTCAATGTGCAGCTCCCCCCAAGTCCAATTGCCATTAGAGTCTTCAATCCGAGGCCGATAGATATGTCCTACTTTTCCGACTCTGTATTCTTTCCCTCCAACCCAGTTTGTCTTTGGAGTTTTGGCATAAACGGCGTATGAACCGACCACGTTTTCAGGTCGTCTATCACCATTGGCTATTTCTTCTGGTGTCAGTGCTGGCTGGTAAAAATACTCAACATCCTTATCTTGCAAGGTAAACTTCACCACATTGGTCTCTGGCTTTTCCAGTAAGACGATTTCCAATTCCTGAGCCCCTTCCGGGTGATCGGCATTGGTGAAATCGTAGAAGTGAGCCTCTCGTTTTCCTTTCTTCCAGACAATTTTATCTTCACGAGTTTCGACTGTTTCTGGCTCGTTCCCATCATCTTTGAGACGGATACTCACATTGCACTCATTCTGCCAGCGCATGATTTTTTGCTGGGGGAGGAACTTAGTAGGAGTTTTCGCGTCGCCTATTTCCAATTCGACGAGGTCTCTGACATTACTCTTATGGACACGCTTAAAGGTCTCATCTTTGAATGAGTATTTGTCCTTTATGGCTTTAGTGAATTTCCTTTTATCAAAAGGCATAGGTGTTTACGGAGCAATGTACCCAGAAACGAAGATGGAGTGGGTTGTAACAGTCGTCGAAGTGATACAGAGAGCAGTATTAGCCGTCAGTCTGATAGGACTCCGAAGCGACATGGTAGCACCACCATTGATAGCTGGGTAAATCTCAAAGAGTACCGTTCCACCTGACCCGTCCAAGAGGGTGATATTTCCTGCTGTAGCTCCGTTTGAAACCACGATGTCAGTGATGTAGAGGGATAGAGAAGCCCCAGGAGCGGCTTTGACTGAGGTGTTGGTCTGAGCCGAAGCATAGTCAGCAGAGACGTGCCAGAAACGAGGGTGAGTCTGGTTAACGATGAGGTTTCGCTGCATGTCAGTTCTGAGCGCAGCAGCATCCCCTTCTGCTGATACGGCCGTTGGGTCAGTACCGTCTGTCTGAACAGCAACACCTGCCAGTACACTTCCTTTAGAAGTTCCAAGGGTAACGGCAGCATCGTCAGCAAATATAGTGTCATCAATCAGCTGGAGAGCTGTAAGGGCTGAACCATCAACTTGAACGGCGAATGTTCCGGCATTGTCTACAGTGTGAGAACCGCCACCATCAAAGATTTCTACTTTTAAGTACCCGTTAGCGTCCACCTGTAAAGGGGTAAATTCGTTTGTGGTATTTGCTAGTGTAGTGTCGGCGTCCCTTCGAACGGCACCCATGACAATACCTTTAGATGTGGCCTCAGTATAGGTATCAGTACCAAGGACTTTTACCGTATCGTCAATGAGTTCTACGGCTGTTTGAATAGCACCAGCTTGGGTACTAGTAGCCAGGTCTGCTCCACCGGATTGCACATCAAGATTAGTAGCGGTTACCGTAACTGTCGGCATGGTAATGACGTCTACCTGAAGCTCAGACCCACCTACCGTGTTATCTATTGTTTCTACAGCAGTTTTGATCGAGTCTAGTTGGGAAGTCATCAAACGCAGCTTGGCCTGTATGGAACCCGTGGAACCTGCCGTAGCCGCTGCGTCTGCATTAGCCCCAAACGGATCAACCGGTACAGACAAAACATCTACATCCCCGATATTGTTATTCCCTGCTGGGATAGCTGAAGCGAGGTCAACATTCCCTATGTTATTGTCTCCAGCGGCAATCGAGGCAATATCTACGTCTCCTATATTGGCGTTTCCAGCTTCGATGACAGTTCTTACAGCACGGTTAGCATTGATGCCTATCGTACCTAAATCTCCATCCGTTACCGTATCAGGAGTTGAGTCATACACACCCATAGCTGGGGTTCCAGGAGTGGTCCCAGCAGTGAAGTCAGCGTCATCTGCTGCGGAGGTTCCACCTGTAGCGACATCGGAAGACACGATATTGACGTCTACTTTATTGGAATTGATAGCGGCGGCTAATTCCGTCAGTCCAGCGTTAGAAACAGGTTGTGTGACCCCTGAACCGTCGACGGTAACCGTTCCAGTGACAGTCGAGGAAGTCCATAGTCGTCCGGCGGACATCTGAAGAAACTCGTAATCCCCGTCCGTTCCTGATTGGTTTGCCGGAGTATCAGTCCTTCTCGCAAGCACCACTGCTCCAGAGTGTCCATTCCCTGAAGCTTCATCTTCGGCTCGGACAATGTTGTCTAACGTTTCGACAGCTGTTTGGATGGCTCCTGCTTGAGTTGAAGTTGCAAGATCGGCTCCGCCTGACTGAACATCGAGGTTGGTTGCTGTGACAGTAACAGTGGGCATAGTCAAAACGTCAACTTGCATCTCAGTCCCCGAGACTGCTCCGGCGATGGTATCAATCTTCGTTGAGATGTTTCCTGTGTCACCGTCTATGGTCGTCAAAAGTCCCTCTACGCCATCTAGGTGGCCGATAATCGTGTCTTGCTTGGCTGAGGTAGCTGCCCCTGATGGGAGAGCTGAGGTACCTACATTTACATGCAGTCTTCCTGAACCATCGGTAATCAGGGGTTGGTAGTCAGCATCTGTACCTGCAAGAGCAGCCGCTGTGTCTTGGCGCACAGTTAAAGTAGGGATACCAGGGTCACCGGAAGTGTGAGCCGCATCTTCCAGACGGACGAGTTCTTTGACTGTTTTCGCGCCTTCAGAACCATCGACATGCACTAAGCGAACGATGCCGAGTTTGGCGGTATCGCCTGAGTAGGTTACTTCGTCTGAAGCGATATTAGTGCCGGTTCCGGCGGTGACTGCAATGTTGTCTGCCATATTTTTATGCTGGGTAAGTTATGTAGAGGAACCATCCTGGGCCAATAGGGTTACCTACGGCTGGTTCAGGCGGTGCCGGTGGGGTTATTTTGAAAAGCATCTTGCCATCCTCTCGGAGTAACTGAGTGCTCGATTTGATGTAGTAGCACTTCCCTTCCTCATCAATCCAAAAGTCGGCCATATTACGAGTAGCTGAGCGAAGCTGCGTTATCCATTACGTTGTCGAAATTGGCGTTTCCATCCGCCCAGGTGATGACAATGTCAGAAGCCGTGTCTATTTTCTTTATTTTCCAAACTGCTGAGGATGTGGCTGAACCTATAGCTGCCTTTCCAACGTAGATATCCGTACCTGAAATGACTATCTTGGTAGCAAGGTCTTCGGTTACTTTCCTTTTAACTACCCCAGACGGGTCTAGTTCTAAAGGAAGAACAGTCGATACAAGATAGTCCTCGTCGAAGGAAAAGTTGTCAATCGCCTGGGAACTGCGCTTTGTTCTGGAAAGGTTATCTACCATACATCTCTTTCATGGTTTCTTCATTTACGATAATAGCTGTCGGACAAGCTGTACATTTTAACTCGTTTTCGGCTTGTTTACGCCATAAATGCTCTCTACATTGGGAGATTCCTTTCGGGATTTCCGATTCTTTTATGGTAAAAACCGTCTTTGGTCCGAGTTCGTCTACTTGCTTTTTTTCCATAGATGGTATATAGATTGGTTATGAAGAAAGTTTTATATTATCTTTTTATTCCTGTAGCAGTCGTCATAGCGATTGTTTTTTCTTTACATATCGGCAATTCTGTCGATCAGTATTCGGCACCAGAGCCTGTCAGCGGATACGAGTGGTATAAACAGAGGCATCCAATGGTCACCGAACAAGACTACAACCGATTTCTAGAACTTAAAGCATCTGGCAAGCCTTTTTACACTGATAAAGACGGATTCCCGCATCTTCCAGGTGAGTAACTACCTTGTGTAGAACGCTGGGGTCCTGAGCTTCACTTGTTCTTGAATCTGTTGCAATAACCCGCCTTTGTTTTCCAGGCTGGAAGCGTTTTGTATCACCCACAACTGACGTACCTTGCTGATGACGTTGTTGATTGTCTTCGCTTTGTCGTAGTCGCTCATCGCCCGGTAGTCTTTTGAAGAAATGACTTGATCGAGAAGCGGCTTAAATACTCCACCAGTCCGCTGTTGGTAGGCGGTGAACTCTTCCGGGGTCAAGTCTATCTTCAACCCTTTTCCGAGACTGACTGATTCGTTTGGTTTCCCGAGAGATACACCAGAGTAGTTTTTGTAAAGTCTCCAGATTTCTTTCGTCGTCTGGTCGCTCTTATCCTTTTTCGTGTTGAACGGGTCGAAGAATGGGTTGCTTTCGTTTTGGAGTTTGCGGCCGAAGGCATCGACTTTCGGGAGAAGATTCTGTGAGAGTCCAGGAATACGACTCTGAACGGCCTCTCCAATGGAATTGACTTGTCGCTGGTACGGGTCTATGGCTCTCGCTCCTGCGCCTATGATTGACGGGATAACACCTTTCGCTAGGTTTTCTACCCATGTCGCTGCGCTCCGGTTCGGGTCTTGGAGTGCGTTCAAAGCGCCAGAAACACCTTGAAGGTATGTCTGACCAAGGAGGTTCTTACCAGCTACGGCTGCCATCGCACCTGGTACGTTCTCAGGTTTGATTCTCCCGAGGTCAGCCATTCCCGCCCCTGTTGCTAGGATGTTTCCTACTGGGGAAATTCGGTTCAGACCGTAGTAACTACCGCCAACCTTCAAAGCTCCAGGCTGTCGTCCCTCTGCCTCCCAGAGAGCGCGTTCTGTCTCATTAGATGGGTAATTCCCAGTCATTTGTCCAGCTTTCCCGAGGCCGTACCCGAGAGCGCCAATTCCCGTACCGATAGCACCACGGGCGACATTTTCAGCAAATCCTTTTTGGTTGCCTTTTACACCCTGCACAAAGCCTTTTCCGATTCCGTAAGGTGAGTAGTCAAGTATTCTTGCTCCGATGTTAGTCGGTGTGCGTTTGAATGGTGCGACAACATTCACCGCTGCGCTGTTGCCAAGTTTTTCTGTCAGGGCGTTTCTCGAGTTGAAAGTCCCGTAGAGAGCTTCTTCGGTAGCGTTCTTCACCATGTCAATACTCGGATTCTGGAAGAGATTGTTGGCATGATCGCGGAGCGCCTTGCCTGAAAGACCTCTGTTTATTCCGTCCACTTTTGCCTGCTCCATGAGCGATTTCTTCAACAGCGTTTCCTTGAAAAACTTGTCTGTTGCCCCAAGCATACGGAAAACAAACTCAGTATACTGTTTAATAACCGGAGGGAGGTTTACTTTTTTGTAGTCTATCTTTCCGAGCGTCTCATCTACGTCCACACCTGTTTTAGCATAGGTAAATGCCTTTTTCGCACCCGAAACCACACCGCTCCCGATTGCGCGATAGCTTGGGGTTGTTTTCGTTCTTTTACCTGTAGCGAGTGAAGCGATAGCGTCAAGGACAGTAGCTGGATAGTCTTTGAGCGTTTCTAGCCCGAGCATCGTGGTATTTCCGCCAACGTTCGCTATGTGGGTGGTCGGGTTCGTGAGGAGTCCCGCTTTCCAAACGGTGACGAGTTGGTCAGCGAACTTCGATGGTATCATTTCCCGTACCTTGTCGAGCATCTTCTGAGTAGCGATGACTTGTTCTTCGCCTTTCAGAGAACCAGCTTTCTTTGCGAGGTCGGTCAATACCTTCGCTTGACCGCCGTTGAGTGTTAGCCCCTCCTTTGATAATTCCTGTTGGGCATAACGAACAATACCCTGAGGTGTCAGGCGGTTATAGAGAGAAGCGGCTTGGATATATCGTCCGGCTTCGGTAAGTTTTGCAGCGACTTCTTTTGTCAGGTTTGCGGCGGCCGTGAAGTTTCCGTCATTCTGAAACTTCTTAATGAGTTCTGAAGCGGTAGCGATAGACATGTTATCGTCCCCATTCAAGGCAATATCAGTCGCTCTGTCGATATCGTTCTCGACTATAGAAGTAGCTCTCCTGACGAGTTCGTCATTCTTCTGAGGAGTATAATTTGCGTCCTGAAGCATCGAGACTACCTTCTTATTTGTCATTTGGCTTTGAGCGACAGTTTCGGCGAATCCTCTCTGTTTACGGGATACATCCATGACGCTCATTCCTGGTCGTGGGAACGCCTCACCTACTTGCCCGAGCACATCCTGAAGACGGGACTGTCCGTTTTGGACCTGTTCGGGTATCGTTACAGAGACTGATGATTTCCCTTTCCCTACCCCATGTACTACCTTCACTTGATATCCAAGACCCCGCAGCTTATTAGCGGTGTCTTGCTCAAATCCAGTATCAAATATCCCTACTGGAACTTCATGTCTTGGGATCAATTCACCTACTGATTTTCTATTTTTGAATGCGTTATAGATAGCCGGAGCACCTGCCGAAAGACCGCCGACAAGACCACCGACGACTGTACCAGTACCACCGCCGATTGCTGTGTTTTTCAGTATCTGCGGTATGCTTTCTTCGTTCTGAAGCGATTGCGTGGCTCCGTATCCTGCGCCATAGAGACCGCCAGACTTTGCCCCATAGCGGATGCCTTCTTTTACGAGAGGATAGACATTCGGCACTCTCGCGGCTCCCTGCCTAAATCCTTGTTTAGCAAGACTGAATCCCTTTCCAATAGGAACAAATGATGCCATGTTCAAAGCTAGCTCTCCAGCGTCTCCAATCGTTCTTTTTATCGGAGCACCGCCACGAATATCATTTACCGTCCGGCCATAAGAGCGAACGATGTTTGACGGAGTGTTTACGAATCCTTCCCCAAGACTCGCAACCACTCTTAGGCCAGGGCTTTTTATGTTCTTAGCCTTATCTAAGACAGGTGCTTTTGTAAGAGCGGTAGTAAATACCTTTGCACTCGGTACTTTTGAGCGGTTTCCTCCAGGTAGGCTCTGCGCCCAGTTAGGAGCTTCTTTTTTTAGCCAGTCCTTTACGGCCATAAGTTACTGTGGGGTTGTTCCATTTAGTCCAAGTCCTCCGAGGAGAGCTGCGAACGGGTCGGCTGACTTTCTCGTAAGACCGCTTCCGACAAACTGCTGTTTTGTTCGGTTATTCCAGTAGACTGGGTTTCCGTTTGCATCGTCCCCAAGGTAGGTAAGAGAGTCGTTCTTTTCTGCTGCTACGTCTTTACCTGACCTGTTCATCTGTTGCTGTCTTGCGTCTTCCAAGAGTTTCGCCAACTCTAGCTGCATCTGACTTCTTCGGTCAGCCAAATTGGCTATTTCTTTCTGGTAGCCTTGTCTGGCCCCGCTTTCTTCTTGGGATTGAGCTGCTGCCAGTTTCGCCAGGAAATCTGCTTGCTGTCTGGCATTGTCGTCAGCCAAACGGGTTTCGTACTGGATTCTTTGCTCGCTATTCGGGTCTTGGTTGGCAAAGCTAAAGAGACCGGAGAGCTTGAGGAGGTCTTGTTGCTTGGATTTAGCCAGTTCCGAGAGACCAGACTCTTGGCTTGTTTTGTACTGGTTCCTGATTGACTTCAAGAGTTCGTTCAGAGCTTTTTTCTGTGCTTTCTCCTGAGCTTTCAGTCCTTTCTGGGCTTGGCTGTAATATCCTTCGAGCGGACTGCCGCCGGTGGCTCCCTGTGCGTATTGCTGTGTAACACCGCCATTCGTAGAACCGCCAGGATTCTGAGTGTTCACCTGAGCTGGAGCCGGAGCGTTGCTGCCTCGGTTTGTCACCGGATTTGATGGAATAGTGTATTCCTGCGGGAGTGTGCTTCCTTGGTCGAGCGTCAATCCGCCGTTAGCGAAAGACTGCTGAAAGGCCGACATCGGAGTTACTTGGTCGAAGCTAAACGGAGCCTGTGGCATTTCCTGCGCCTGAGCGGTTGGTATTCCAAGGAGTTGGTTCAAGAGATTCTCCTCTGTGTCCATCGGATTTACTCCGAAAGAAGCGCCATCAAAACCGGAGTCGAGTTTTCCGTTTGAAGCGATGCCGTTTGAGAGGATTCCATTACCAAGGAAGCGGCGGCGTGTCCCAGACTGCCCAGAATCCACGGGCGTCATATCAGGCTCGAATGATGCTTGCGGTATGTTTGGAGCGTAGTCTACTGGAGTTGGGGCAATGTAGGGAGAGGCAACAGTGCGAGGTGTCCTTGATGTTCCATATGAAAGTGTCGGGCTAGCTACCGTCGATCGTCTCGGTACAGTTACACCAGTAATCGGATTTGTCGGACTAGAACCGTAAGAGACCTGCGTTTCTCTTGCTTGCCGTCCATAACTAACCGGACTTTCTCCTCGGAGATATGCTTCTTCACTTCCTGGTCGGCTAAAGTCAGTACCCGGAGTAGCAAAGTCACTCCGAAGCAGGGATGCCCCGTTCACGGCTGGGTCGTATCCGTTGTAGTATTCTTCTCCATTTGGACCGTATCCGGTTGGCTGGTCTTCGGCTGCTGAAGCTGTGGTAATTCCGAGACTTGCGTTTAGATTATCTTGTCTCTGTTTGTCGGTGAGAAAGGTACTCGGTGCTGCCCTGTTAAGTCCATTGTTCCCCCACATCTGTCCAATTTGTCCAAGCAACCCAAGAACAGAGTTCACTGCTCCATTGCCTTTTCCTTGAACGATGGTAGCTGGCTTTAACGCTGTCGGTTTCGATGCGTTTTCGACCGTTGGTGCGCTGCTCGCTACCTGCCGCGCCTTGCTAGAGCTAGAGCTTTTTGAGCTGCTAGAAGACTTTTTTACACCCCCGTCATATTCACCGGAGTATGACTGCCCCGGAAGAAGTGGTCCCGATGGGATGGAAGAAGCGGTAACTCGTGTCTGCCCAGGAAGAAGTGGACCAGCTCCAACTAATGGAGCGGTTGACTTCGTGCTTTTCGCAGCCGTTTTCTTTACTGGGGTGCTTATCTTACTTGTTGCTTGTTTCGCAGCAAACTCTCTTTTGCTGAATCCTCCTCTACTTTTGCTTGCCATAGATTTATATATTATTAAGTGCTGTTAATTTATGATGTAGCTTAGGTTCACATGCGTTTGACAACTACCACTGCTAGTAAAGTTTGTTCCAGATAAGTCTTTGTTGAACGGCATACTCGTTGCTCCAGGTTGGATTTCCGCTCTACCTGTTCCAGCAGTTCCATTGTCTACGATGTATATTGGAATACGAATCTCAGGGGCTGAGTTTAGAGCAGCGATTGGGAGTGTCATGGCATGAGTGGCAGAGTTTGAAGTCCCAGCTATTTCAGCAGCTACGTGGCAAACTGTGCCGTTTAGAGAGAAGTTGTAGTTTGTGACCGTAGTTGAAGAGAACCCAGTAGCAGCTCCAGCAAACGCAAATGAAACTGGAAATCCTATCGGTGAGGCTTGGTGTGAGTAGTAGGGAGAAGTAATAGCAGCGTTTGCCACGGTATAGTCAGAACCACCGGTAACAGTCAGAAGTGTATCTGCAACCGTTACAATGTAGAAGTATTTCGGTGTCGTTTGAGTGAGTTTAATTTTGTCTCCTTTTTTATAGAGAGAAGCTGCTCCTGAAGGAACGGTTATGGTAGTAGCAGAAGCGTATGTCCAGGTATCTGACACTGACTGCCAGCCATCGGCAGTCTGGCCAAATATTCCAGCGCTGAAAGCATCAAACTCTACTGCTGGGACAACCATTCGTACTTCTTCTGCCGTTGTATGGTCATAGGAGGTAGCCGCATGTAGTACGTTGGTAGCTGTTTTCGAGGTACAGTCTACCACTTCGTAGTGGTTATTTATGTTCGTTGCGTCGAAAGCAATGTAGAAAGGAGCCGCTATCGACGGTATAGAGTTGAGTGGAGATGTCGTTGCTCCAGCACTTGTTCCTGAAGTGAGGTTCGTTGCGAAATTATTTTGATGTAAACGGGCCATAATTTTTTAGTTAAGATTGAACGTTCGGCTGATAAAGTGGGCTTAGTTTCTTAAAGTGGAAGTGCATACTATTTAATTCCCATGATTTCGTTCCTGTCGTGTCTTCGTCGGTTATCTGTACCTGGATGTTTCGACCGCTTACTCCGAGAGGGATTCTTACAAAGTCTCCACCTCCGTCGTCTGTGGCCGTGAGTGACCCACTCCCCACACCTATCTTCTCTACTCCGATCAACCCTTGTCCAATGCCAGCGCTTCCACTTGCCCCTATTTGTCCTGTCCATGTCCCAGCCAGTAAACCATCAACAAAAACATTGATAGTTGGATTCCCAGGAGTTTTCCCGAAGTACAGTTCGACATCCAGAAAGAACTTCATCTGTGAGTAGTCGTCGAAAGAGAGTTTCGGTGTTTTGTAATCGGTAAAGATTGCATAGCCTTGGTCTTGTTTGACCGTGTTGTCGAAGTAGTAGATAGACCCGTCTACCGGAGAGCCGAAGTAGAGTTTTGTTTCACCGGAAGAGTTTTTGAACTCTGAGAAACACGAGGCTCCGGTATACACACCGTCTATGGCAATCTGAAAATCCCACCATCCAAGGCGCTGACGGTCGTAGACTTTAATCACGTCATTCACACTGCCACCACCAGAGGTGTAAGAGAGATAGTAGTGGTTATCAAAGTAAATCCCCTCGACATCATTGAGGCGTGACTTTTGAATAGCCTTGAGGTCCGGGTCGATTCTGAGAGAAACGATATTGGTACGAATCTGGTCAAGAATGTTCGGTTCGTATCCGGTAGCAAGAACCCCCTGCTCTTGGAACATGAAGTTATCGTTGTCTACTGAGTCGATAGAGTGATGGGAGTCGCACCCACGGGCCGGGTCGATAAGCTCATTTGTGATGAGTTGGTAGGTATCAGTCCCGACATTCGCCCGCCAGAGCGAGCGTTCCTTGGTCACATAGAGGTAGTCCTGATGCTTGAAAAACCCAGTCACATACTGTCCGTCAGATTGCGAAACATAGACTGAAGTCGCTAGCGGGTTCCCGGTAACATGATAAGTAAAGTTCCCGATGTTGGTGTCGTTTCCTGAGCGATAGAGACGGGTTTCGTTCCCTGCCGACGGGTTTCCAGTCGCCCAGAGACAGGCTTTGTAGAAAATCATCTTGTCGGCCACAATCGAGCCAGTCACATCCCGTACCGTCAGGCCAGAGTCTATTTTCCGAATGTTCTGTACCCCGTTTCCGACAAAAAGGTCGCCACCGGCTTGGCAGAAGTCAGCACGGTTAGCGGCTGAAAAGTTCCCTGCTGTAAGAGGAGAAGCCGAGAGAGCTACCGCCGTCCCAGAGGTCACATCATAAAGCGTCCCACCGCACATTGCGATGAGCTTTCTCGTTGACCCGCTGTAATACGCCCCGAGGCCGTCGATGGCGTTTCCTCCAGCAATCGTGCAAAGTTTCGCCACTCCTGGTCGCTTAGCGACACTATTCTTTCCGACTGCCCAGACGTTATAAGCTACTGGAGACTCGTTTTCTTTGAGCATGGTGTCACGGGTAAAGAGGTTCAAACCCTTCCCGTAGTCATCAAGCTGCTGGTTTTCCATGTTCTTCGCCATTCTAGTAGATTTGGAACCCTAAAGAATCAGTATTTATCGCATAGGCACTGTTCATTTCTTTGATTCTTGCGTCACATTCTTGGAGAGTAGTTTCAGCATCTTCAAACGGGTCGCTTTCACCTTTTCTAAGCATGGCGTAGGCGTAGGCGACCGGTGCCTCTATGTCTGGAATAACGCAGACATCCGTCGTGTTGACTAACGGGGCAGGACGAAAGGCGTACTGGACAGTAAACGTATCGTCAGTCGGCGTGTTCAAGACAAATCCGTCCACCTGGTTGCCGGTTACCCAGTAGACTCTTCCTACCCGAGAAATGACATCATCCGCCCCAATCTTGAAATACTCGTTGTCTGACGAGTCAAATACGGCATTGACAAGGATAAAGTCGTCAGGCAAGTCACCCACTCCGCTCGTGACCGTTACAGTCGTTTCCTTTTCCAATCTCATCCGGTCGGCGCAGTAATCAATCCCACGGTTAATGAGACGGGTATAGCGAGCCAGAATAGTAGTATTGGCCGGTACAGTACCGTTGTCATGGCGATCAGCCAAAGACTGTTGGCAATCTGCAAGCGTTTTGAGGGTGAATGGCATAAAGTTCTCTTTTCTCACCCTGAACCCTATGAAGAAACAGGGCGAGAGAAGGGGGCTTTATAGGCTTCTCGTTTCTCTCTAAGGGCGTTGTATTTTCTGGTTACTTGGATATATTGAGCTATTCGATGGAGTCTCTTTTGAAGCTGGAGTTTTTGTGTTCCGATTTCTTCCTCTATTTCAGAGATCAAATCTCGGTAATTAGACACGGTATTTTCATACCCCCTTGCTTCCATTTCTTCTCGGACATATTTGTCTATCTGGGCGAGTGGCATTTTCCACACAAACTCGTGGGCGATATTGTGAGTATTGAAGTATTCATTGACATACTTCTTATTCTTCTCTCCTTCCCACAGTTCAAGGTTTTCAATCGGTTCATCTTCACTCAGTTTGTCAGTTGGCTGTATACCTCGTCCAATATCAACAGGCAATGGCTTAGATAAGCCACTTTCTTGAGTATTTTCTGGTGGTGTTTCGACTACTTTGTGTCTAAATATCGTTGAATCGTCTGACATACTTTTTTTACATCAATAAAGTTCATATCGTAGTAGGTCGGGAGATAGAGAATCCTTCGCGACCATTTGTAGGCATTAAGTTTTTTCCAATCATTCGATGGATGCTGGTACATCGGCTGTTCTGACATTGGCTTAAATCCGTACCGAGTCTCGATTCCCTTCTCGTTAAGAAATGACTTGAGCTTTTCCTGGTGGTCGGTCTGGATGTCATACACCCATACCACTTCACGTTTTGGCATCCTCTCCATTTCTTTGGGGAGATATTCGTCATACCACTCCGCTATCTTGATGCGTTTGTTCTTCAATTCCTCGAACCTCCGTATCTGCCCCAGTCCGATAGCCGCTTGCAGGTTCGTCATTCGGTAGTTCTGGGATACCCGGTTGTGTATCATCGAACGTTTCTCATCAAAGTAGAGCGCTGCAAGTTTCCGCATCTCATTTGCAAGTGGCCCATTGTTCGTGATGCACATTCCGCCCTCTCCTGTCGTGATGATTTTGTTTGCCTGGAATGAGTAGCAGGTAATATCACCTTTTGGTTTAATCCCGTGTCCCTCCGCAAAGTCTTCGATGATTTTGAGTCCATTCTTTCGGGCGAACTTGTAAACGCTGTCGCTGACCGGACGGCCATAAATGGGGACAATCAAAATGGCTTTCGTGTTTTCGGTAACCTTTATCTTGTCTACATCCATCGTGAGGTCATCCAGGCAATCCACGAATACTGGACTTGCCCCGAGACTCGACACCGAGAACGCACAGGCGGCCATAGTGAACTCAGGGACAATCACTTCGTCGTATTCCCCTATCCCTATAGCTTGGAGAGCAAGTTTTATCGCTGACGTTCCTGAGTTGCAAGACACACCGAACTCACGGCCGTTCAGGTGCGCCCATTCCTTTTCAAACTGGTCAATGTAACTTCCCTGAGAGATGTCGCCGTTCTCTATAGCCGTCAGGAGAAAGCGCTTCTCAATCTGGGTAAGTGAAGGATTCCCTATTTTCACAAGAGTGGTGTTTCGAGTTTAAACGTGTCATCGGCGTAGTCCTCCCCTTTTCTTGGACCAGCACACATCGTTACCATGACGCTATCTTCCAGTGCCTTGTAAGCGTGTTTCGTTAGTGGAGCATGTCTGATAATATCGCCAGTAGCTACTTCCTTTTCTTCCATGTCAGTCTTGGCAAGCAATCTACCTGATACAATCAGGTCAATCTGGTGAGTTTTTTTGTGGTAGTGATTGCCTCGGACTGACCCTTTTGTAAACGTTATTTTAGTGACAGCGGAATTTTCCCCGACTACTAAATCCTCAATCACTCCTCGTTCGTCTTCGTGTTTCATAGGTCAATTGTTTTCAATGTTGGCAGTGGAATAATGACTCTCCCTTTGACTCCTTTTTTTCTTAGGTTCTCGATGATTTCCGGTCCGAAGTTCCAGGCCAATAGGAGCATGTAGTCTGGCTTCTTTTCGAGGAGTGCATCGTCTGAAAAAACCTCTAAGTTCGTCCCCGGTGTAAATCGTCCTTGCTTCAACTTTGAGCGGTCAGTGGAGAACGAAATGAAACGTCCGATACCTGCGTAGTTGAGGAGTGTATTCCCCTTGGCTGGGGTAGAGACAACCGCAATACTTTTCTCCTGTCGTTTGATAGCGATACAAAGCTCATAGAGAGCGTTCATTTCTTTTTCAAACTTCTGCGCCGTTTCGAGAAGATTGCCAAGCGTCCAGGTTTCGCCATCTAACATTTTCTGAACGGCTTTATTGACTTTTCGTTCTCCTTTTCTAGCGATGTAGACTCTAAATCCTCCTCCATGCAACTCGTGCTGTTCAACGTCAAACACCTCCATGCCATGCTTTTCCATGAAGCGGACGACTGGATTCAATGAGAGGTAAGAGAGGTGCTGGTGGTAAACCGTATCCATTTCCACGCCTTTCAAGAACTCTCCAAAGTATGGGGATTCAAAGACGAAGACCCCGTTTGGTGTGAGTGTTTCCTTTACCTTTTTAATAAATGTGTCGAGGTCGTCAATGTGAGCAAAGACATTTGCCCCAACGATGAGACTTGCCTTGGGATACTCTGATTGTCCAAAAAACTCTTGGCGTGTTGGTATTCCTCTGTCAATAGCAATTTGAGTGGCCTCTGGGGTTGGGTCTACATTAAGAACTTCCCAACCTAGAGCCTTAAACTTGGTGAGGAGTGTCCCGTCGTTTCCACCTACGTCAATAACCAGGTTTCCTAGCCCAGTTACCTCAGTTACTGTCTTAGCAAACTCAGTCCAATGGGCATCGGCTGTTTTGGTGATTGAGCTCTCGTAGAGGTAATCCTTCAAGTAGAGCTCCTCCTTAGCCACGATATAAGTGAGCTGGTTCAGTCCGCAGTCCTCACAGACAGATACCCCCAGGGGGTAAAACATCTCTGCTTCCTTTTCCTTGTGGAAGTGGTCAGAGTGTGGATGCAATCCTAAATCCAACCACTGAACGAGGTTCTCACTTTTACACATCCTGCATTTGGTTGCTTTCATATTGCTTCTTTACACATTATTTTTGCTAATTCTTCTGCTTTAACTTTGGGTTTCCAGCCGAGCTTTCTTTTCGCTTTTGCGGCGTTCCCTCTAAGGCAATGCACATCATTCGGTCGCTTGTACTCTTTGTCGATAATCACCTTTACTTTCTTACCGAGGTACTTTTCAACATAACCGATGAAGTCCTTGATTGTATGAGTTTCCCCAGTGGCAATTACATAATCATCTGGTTTCTTTTGTTGGAGCATAAGCCACATGGCTTCGACGTATTCCCACGCAGCGCCCCAATCCCGAGCTGACGAAGTATTCCCAAGGTGAACTGAACCGTGAGACAGCGCCTCATCAACTATCTTCTTGGTGACAAAGTTCTTACCTCGTCTTGGGCTTTCGTGATTGAAGAGGATGCCACATGAGATAAACATCCCGTAGGCTTCTCGATAGTTCCTGGCGATATTATGAGCGTACATCTTCGCCGAGCCGTAGGGAGATATGGGGTCAAATGGGGTCTTCTCGTCAATCACTGTTCCGTCTCCACGATACATTTCGCTAGTTGAAGCCTGATAAACCTTGCACTTCAAACCGAGTACCCTGATTGATTCCAAAAGGTTCAGGAGACCAACGCCAGTCGCTTGGGCGGTATACCACGGAGTTTCCCAGCTCACCTGAACGTGACTCATGGCAGCGAGATTGTACACTTCATCTGGCTGTGAGGCTTTCAAGGCCCAAAGCAAGCTAAAGGGGTCCATCATATCTCCGTAATGAAGATGTACTCTGTCTCGGATATGCTCGATCCGCTCGTTCCCAGCTGGGTAGGTCGAAGACCGCCTCACAATGCCGTGGACTTCATAGCCATTAGAGAGGAGGAGCTCAGTGAGATAGCTCCCATCCTGCCCTGAGATGCCTGTGATGAGCGCTACTTTACGAGTTTTTCCCATAGTTTCAGGTGCTGTTTACAGTAGTTCTTCCAAGTCCAGTCTTTCACCGGATTATTCGCTATACGCTTTAAAATCGCTTCTAGCTCTTTCTGGGTGTCAAATGGCATATCTACACCAATCTCCTTATGAAACCCAGTGTTGGGGCAAATTATGCCCATTCCGACGTTTTTAGCGTCCAATATGCCCATAGACCCCTCGTCTTTACCGAAGTAGAGGCTGTAGTCACAGACATTGAGCATGTATTCGTACTGGTCACGGTCAAACTTATCCAAGTACGAGATATTGGCGCTTAAACCTTCCATATTCCAGCCCGACCCGATGATGTAGAAATGGAACTGCTCTAATTCCTCTTTCGAGAGGCTTTTTAAGAGGTCATAGAACATCCACTCACGCTTGCAACCGTCCGGGTAGACATTGGTTGAGATGAGAATGCGCCTCGGTCTTCGTGGATAGCCGTCATGGGCCGGGAGAATGGTAGTAAGCTTCTTGATTCCTTCCTTTTTGAGCTGTTCTTCGGTTTCTTTTGAGAAGCAAATGCCGAGCTTGGCTGTTTTCATGCCGTTTTTAACGCTCTCCAGCTTGTCTTCAGTGGTGATGTGGGTCACCATGAGCGTATCTATCCCACCGCTCGGCTTGTAACTACGATAGTTGATGTGATGGTTCACGTCCGCTTTCTCTGGCTGGTTGGAAACCGTCACTTTGACGCCCATTTTCTCCAAGACCTCCTGCATTTTGTAGGCATACTTCGAGAGAATGCCGTTGTATCGTGGTTCCTCGTAATTTACAATGTGGACTTTCATAGTTTTTTCCATTTGAAACGAAGTTGTTTACTCGGTTCTGGGAACATGAGCTTCCAATTTAAGAGGTCGGCGTTTCGTTTATCGTCCCTATCCCCTGAAGCCTCACCCGGATAGTATTTGACTTTGATGTCTAACACTTTCCTCTGCTTTAGGTCTTTCACTCTCCGGTTGAAAAGTGCGTCTTCCCACCCGTAGTGACCTGAGAAATCTTCGTCATACCCGCCTATGTCCTTGAAGTCGTCTGTGTGAATGAGATAGATGGTGTATGATATTGATTCCTTCGTCCGTTTCAGGTAGTAGACTGTGCCTTTTTCTAGCTTTTCTTTGAGGATTTGTTCGACGTTCTTCTCAGTCAGCACGTAGTCCATGTCGAGCATCACTACCCAGCCTTTTAACTGGCTCATCCCGAGGTTTCTTGCCCCTCCCTGGTTCCATTTGATGTCTGTCGTGATCCGATAAGCTTCTGTTCCCTCTGGCTTTTCTAGCGGTACAGGCGAGCAATCATCGACGTAGACGAGATTCACCTTATCCTTGTATTTCTGCCATTCTTTTACCTGCTTCTTCACCATGTCCGTCTGGCCGAAGTAGGAGTACAGGATGTTAAGAGTGCGCATGATATTTGAAGTACGGGTGCTTATGTACGGACGGTTCTATCTGGTTGACTTTCTCTATCGGGAACGCCTGGGTGAAGCTCATCTGGTCTCTTACACCGAAACGACAGTATTCTGCCCACCACTTCTCATTCATCTGAGCGACTTCCTTGGTGTGCCGTCGGATAAGCACTCCACATTCGCAATGCCCACTTTCTTCTTTCGTCCCTCGTTTGGCGTATTCCTTTACTTGTTCGATGATGTTTTCTTTCGTGTCTTTCCCGAGCCGGACGATTGCCTCTGCCTCTGAGTAGATGTCATTCCAGCCTGGATGCTTGAAAGCGGCTACGTCTTTGTCTTTCAGGAACTCATCAATCAGGACTTGCGGCTCTACTAAAAGTTCGATATTACCGTCAAGGTAGATGGAATACTCCGTATCAAGGTAGAGATGCGGCATGATTTTCTGGATGCGGCTGTTTCTCCTTCGGTCATGGAACTCTCCATAAGGTTTTCGCCGTTCCCATGCCTCGCTCTTCTGGTCGGTAAATGCGACATAATGAGCGGTCTTGGTCTTTGTTGGTTCGATGAGCTTGTCGAACTTTCCAGTTACGGCGGTGTAGACGGTTATGTTCTTCGGCGAGAGGAGTTGGAATACTTTTTCGTACTTATGGAGTTGTCCACCAATGAGCCAGTCTTTATTGACTTTCTCGTAGGCCGCCTCCCCTATTTCTTTCCGTAATTCAGGAGACTCTATGAGCTTTGATAGGTATTTCACCCAGTCCTCTGTAGTCCTAGCGAGAAACCCGTCCTTTCCGTGAGTGACGGAATTGGTGTACGGGGTCACATCAGACAAAACCATCGGGGTCTTGAGCATCGAATGCTCCAGCCACTTGATGTTTGATTTACACTGGTTGAAATGTGTGTCCTTAATCGGGGCGATAGCGATGTCCAAGTCTAGTCCCATGAGGAAAGCCGGGTAATCTTTGTAGCCCTTTGTCCCTCGAAAGGCGAACTCCCTATTCTCGCTCCCTTCCACAAGACACATCCCGGCATGGTAGAAGTCTACCTTCGGATACTTTGCCATGATTTCCTTGATAGCTTTTTCTACTACCACTCGGTCGGCCATGTGCGAGCCTGAACCGACCCAGCCTAATCTGATTCTTCCGTCTTTACGTTTCGATTTCTGGTGCGCCTTCACCTGCCAGATTTTCTTGTCGATGGCGTTAGGGATGACGAAGATTCTATCGTTGTACTTTGAGAGCGCCTTTTTCAATGGCTCAGTCGTCACGATTACGGCATCACTGTGCTTGATTTGGAACTTCATCGACTCCTCGTGCGCTTTGTGGTAGGCGTAGTTCGGGTGGTCTTTATCGACATTGAACGGGTCGTCGTCCAAGTCCATGATGAGCTTTGCCCCGGTGAACTTGGCATTGGCTCTCGTAAGGGTAATAGCGTCGTTATCAGCCATCGGGCTGAACATCCAAATATCAGCTTTCTTTTTCAAGTCCAAAGCCGACTGGAGGGTTCCTATCCGAAACTCTTTCTTGACTACTTCCGCTCCGAGCTTTTCCAATGGGTTGATGATGCGATACCAACCGATAGCCCCGTAGTTTCCTTCGCAACCAGGTCTCGCCCAGTCATTCACGGCTCCGAATACTCGGTACTTGTTTACAGACATAGCCGTTCCCTTTCTATCTCCCAGGCCTCTTCAAGGAAGTCAGTCCGTTTTACCTTGATGTTCCAAGCGTTCGCCCGTTGTTCGCACTCGTAATAGTCCGGGTGCTCTAGTCCTGTCATGTCCATGTGGAGCGGGTGTTTCCGGCCATACATCTTCTTTGGAATAGCGAAGAGGTATTGGTTCATGTACTTCACAGCGAGAATGTCTGGGCGATAGGCGACTTTTTCAATCTTGAAGCCGAAGTTTTTAATGTAGTCAGCGAACTTACTTGAGTAGTCCATAGACATCGTGAGCGTCAATCAGAAGCACCACGTCCTTCTTGGTCTTCATGGCCTCAATCTGGATACAGCCGCGCGGGTTGTAGTACACGACATCGCCCTTCTTAATTAGAGGGTTGTTTGATTCCAGAACCTTCGCTTCACGGGAAAGGTCGAAAAACTTTTCTCCCTGAGCGTTCCGTTCTTCGATGAGTTTAATTCTAAGGAGTACTCGGTCTCCTAATGGTTTGAGTGTTTTCATAGGGTTTTTAAGTGGTTATTTCCTCGATTCAGGGGAGGTTTCGAGTTCTCCCCCGAAACAACCTACTAGGTCGGTATCACCTACTGGTGAATACACTTGATGACCCAGTTTGAGTTGAGAACGACTGCGGCATACGCATTGACCTTCCAAGCCATTGTCCCGTACATATTTGACGGGTTGCTTGTGTCATATTCGTTAGCCTTCTTGATGATGAGGTAATCCCCACCCTGACCGGCGATCGATACTTCGGCGACTGCACCTTTACCGGCGAGAATTTCCCAGTAACCAGTGGTAGAAGCCCCTGCACCAACCGTAGCCGAGGAGTAGCCATTGTTCGTAGGAACAACGTCAAACTGCATCAAGTTACCAATAACGCCCTTCTTCACAAGCTCCGCGTTCTGCGGACCATTGTAAATGTTGACGTTCACCCAGTTACCAGTCGTGGTGTCACCCTGGAGCTGGTAACGACCAGTCGGGGTAACAATCGCGCGGTACATACCGTTCTCGAATGTCGGAGCGGCATTTTCAAAGAGTGTCTTGGCAGCCTTTCGCAACTCAGTCGCAGAGAAGGTATCAGTCGAGTTCACGTCAGTGATGTTGGATTTTCCACCAGCATACTGTGCCGTGGCACCGGCGATAATCACCCGGCGAAGTTCGGTATCCATCACGAGTCCAGCGTGGTAACCAAGCTCTTTCGCCTTCTGCGTCAACCCTGCGTCGATCGTAGAAAGTTCAAAAAGCGAGGTAATCTTCGTGGCATACGTCCACTCAGCCACGGTAGCGGTCACGTTCTGGGCGGAGAATCCAACAGCGGTTGGGTTCACGCCTTCCGTAGCAGCAGCCGTAATGACTGGGAAGTGGGTTGTACGCACGAACTGGACAGTGATACCACCGTTCTTCGGGATGGTCTTCTGCTCTGCAATGAGGCTGTACTTTCGCACCAGGTCGGCGGTCTCAAGGAATGTAGCATCGTAATGAATCTGCATTTCTTGTGACGGAGCCGAGGTGGATGTGAGTACATCAGCCATAACTGTCTATACAGGCTAGGAGTTCGGACCGTGAGGGAGAACCGCTAGGCGTTCCTCGTAACTCATTGACCGTAGTTCCTCAGGCGTCGGCTTGCCCCTTGCGGGTGCTTTGCTTCCTCCTGTTGCCTGTGTGCTTACTTTTGTTTCAATCTTCTTGTAAGCATCCTGTTGCCCTTGGGCGCGAGCGGCTCCGAAGTATTCACTAGCGATTTCTGAAATGTCCGTCTCTTGTCCGGTGGTCGGGTCAAACCCGATACCAGGCGTGAGCGTAAGTTTCAGAAGTTTATCCTTGTGAGCTTCGTAGCCAGGATTCGCCTTAATGAACGAGTCAACTTCGCTCTTGGTGGCTGCTAGAGCCTTTTCTTGCTCTTGCTGTTCCTTCCAAGCTCGGAGTTGTTGCACTTCGTCGAGTACCGGCGCGAGCGGGTTCTCGGCATAGCGCTGCCGTTGTTCAGCTATTTTCTGCTGCTCTATCTGTACCCGTAGTTGTTCGGGAGTTACCCCATACTGCTCTTGAATGAGGTCGGCCACTGCGGCTTTTTGACCGAGCGAACCGAGTTTTCCTTCAAGTTCCGTATAAGATTTAAACACCTCTTCAGGCGATTTTCCCTTAAACCGTGGGTCAGTGTCCCAGGGGTTAGTTGCTTGTCCTGCTGCTGGTTCCTGTCCGCCGTCGCTAACGGCTGGCTCGGTGGCAACAGTCTGGGTATCTACTGGAGAAGCATTATCCGGAGAGGACGTAGCGCCGTCGCTCCCTACGGGTGTTCCTGTGTTTTCGATATTATCCATGTTCTTGTCGATTGATTTTACGTTCAAGTCAATTTACATCCTGAACGTGAGTGTCCGACCTATCTTGCGATAAATAACTCAATGGAAAGCCCGAAGGCTCTCTATGAGTTTTCTATCTCGTGCTTCAAGTTTTTAATGTCCAAGTCGATGTTCTTGAGTGTCGTCAGGAGGAAGAGCAGTCCTTGCTTCTTTCCTTTCACAGTGGCTAGTTCCCTGAGTGATTCGCAATCATAAGCGTTTTTCAGCTTTTCCAGTTCTTCTTTCATCGGTTTCACGAGAAACTCCTGGAAAGGGAAAGACTCTATCTGAGACTTGAGAACAAAGAGGTGGTCGAGCTTTTCTTGCGGTTTCATGCCATTGGTTGCATTGGGACGTTAGCTGGCATCTGACCCTGTCCAGGCATCATTTGCTGCATCTCAGGAGCCATTTCTTCTACATCTGGGACGAGTTTGTCTACTTCGTCGATGCCTCGGAGTTCCAGCCATTTCTTCGCAGCAGCCAACTGGTTCTGCGGCGGGAGGATAGGACCGAAAATCTGATACCACTCTGAGAACTGTTTAAGCATCAGGTCTTTGTTGCGAGAGACGTTGGTGTCGCCCTTTATACGGAGATCGAAGTCAAATCCTTTTTCCCGAGCGTCTATGAGCATCTGGTACACCGTTTCCCGTGAGTAGCGGATTTTCCCATTTGGGAGCACTTCTGCTTCGAGAGGGAAGAGCTTAAGGATAGGCGCGTCGATAGACTGAATGTTCTCTACTTCCATCTTGAAGAGCATCATGCCAACGTCAGCGAGAGCCTGCTTGAAGCGTCGATTGATGAGGTCAAATCGATTGGAAGAGTAGGAAGAAGCGAGTTGGTCTTGCCCAAGAGTTTTATTTGAGGCAGCACCTTGCATCAAGTCATTCGCCCCAGAAGCTCGTTTGTGTTCATCCTCAATCTTGTTCATCATCAGCACCGCACCGGACATGATATCTGGGAACTGGATAGCCTGGACTTTGGTACGGATGTCTTGGCCACCACCATCTACTTCCATGAAACCGCCGACCTTTACAACACCTTGGCGCTTATCAATACCGGCACCCTTATCGACAATGAAGAACGGGTTATTGGTAAGAGCTACCGAGTCCAGCGTCCGGTTCTGCATCTTCTGGTACAGTCTCCCGAGTCCGAGCGTGTTATGGCCTACTCCATAGCCTTCAAAGCGGTCAGGGATAGCCGATGGCTCGTGAGTGAGCTTGACTGATGTGATTTCGTAGTACGGGTTTGGTTCATCACGAAGTACAAGCCGTTCCTCTCCATCGCATACTGTCTGGATACGGTCACAGGTCACTCGTTCATAAATCTCTACTGTCCCCTGCGAGGCTTTAGTCAGGTCTATTTTGTCACCCGTGACCTGTTGAGTTGAGTCGTACTGGTTCCGTTGCATGGTTCCTTTACCTTTCACCTTTTCTCGGTTCAGGGTTCCATCAATTCCGACAAAGCCATAAGACTGGTTTTCTCTAACTTCCTCTACTGGGAGAACAGAGCGGAAAATAAGCGAAGATTGGCCTTCGACTTCTGGGATAATCGGGTTATAGAAACAATCAAGGAGGTTCGGAACGTGGAGGCAAGGCTCGTCTTTATCAGGTTCTAGGTACTCATACGGCTCGCCATCAATTCCCTTACCTTGCTTCTTCTTGGTCTCAAAACGCCATGAGACATTCATCAAAGACAGACCAAAGACAACCGATTGCTTTACCCACGCCTCGATCCTCTCATAAGCCTGTGGGATGGTCTTAATCCGGTGGTTGACTATCTCCTCGGCTACGTTGGCGAGGTCTCTGTCCTCTTCCCCAACATGGTCAGCTTCGAGTTCCGGCTGGCCTGAGAAGATAGACGGGACGATGTAGTTCGTCTCAGTACGGAGCTTGGTTATCTTTTCTTGGCTCTTAGAGCGGTCCCTTACGTCAGGCAGTTCCCCGACATAGGCCTGGTAAATCTCTTGAATCACCGCCCTTTGATTGACGGTCGATTGCTCGTAGTTCTGCTTTTCCTTAAAGAGTTGGTCGATGATAGACTTTTCATCTACCGGACTCTCAGTTGGCATGGTTTCTTGTTCCATAGTTATTTGATTGGTCTTGGTTTTCTAGTGGTCGACATAGTGGGTTCCATAGGTTTCAAAGATTGGGTCTGGTCTTCTATTTTCTACTGGTGAGGTCATGTAAAGTGCGTATCTCAGGGCATCTAGGGCGTGGTCGTTTTCTTTGACTGGCTTTTCTGGTTCGTTTTGGTCTGGTTTCTTTTCTGGGTATCTGTATGTTTCAAGTTCGTGGATAAGGTTCTTGCAGTCCGGGCTAATGTGGATGCGGTTTTGTTTGAACAATTCTCTGACTCTATCAACGCCTGCAACGATGTCCTTACTAACCTCTCGACAGTTGAGACCAAACTTAGAGAGGATTGCAATACGATCTGGTTCAGCGGGGTCTGCATATACTTTCGTCGGTTTATATAGTTTGGCTTGTTCGGCTATTTGTTCCGTGGTTTGGTGAGTCTTGTAAAACTCTTCGAGAATCCAGTAGTGATTGTCTCCATCAATCTTGATAGGTATGATGGATGACGGGTTGGTGTAACCGAAGTCGATTCCGAGGATGGTGTCAGAAAAGGATCGTAGTCGAACTCCATTGTTATCAGTCCCATCTTCTTTAATGAGGTGTATATTTCTGTTGAACTCTTTGTAGACGAGTCCTTCTGTCTTTCTAAAGTCAGCGAGGTACTCTTGGGCGAATCGGTCCTCTGGGATTTCCTTGGCCGCTTTGTCGATTTCTTCTTTTGGGATGTGTGGGTTGTCATAGCTTGTGT